GTTGCAGAGCAACAGCGCCTGCCCGGTCGCCGCGCACGTTGAACTTCCTTCGGAAGTTCTGATTTGGCCGGTTTGGCTCGCATTTCCAAGGGAAATGCCGTGCCCGCGCCTGAGGACCGTCGGACTGCGGGGGGCACCCCCCTTTGGGGGGTGGGGGGTCCATCTATATCTATGTATAGATAAGCGTTCCCAATGCGCTCTGTGATATACCTTCGGCCTGTATGCGAATAAAGGTACTCAGTAGGTACTTAGTATCATCTCCCGGTTGGGGACCGGGAGATGGTACTTAGTACCGGCTCCCCCCCCATTACATGGCCTGTTTGTCCCACAGTTTCTACAGATACTTCACATCTAATTATCAGATGCCCGGATGGGACACCACTATGTTAAGGTAAGGGCGCATACACGAACGGAGACAGAATGCCACAAAACGGTGGTGGACAAGGATGGCATTGGGATGACGAAAGCGGCCAACAGGTCATGCCTGACCGATGGCAAGGCTTCCTAGACTGGCTACTCAGAGGACCAGAACGCCAGCCACGCACACAACGTGATTGGGCATCCGAAAATAAAATACATGAAGATTCCCTGAGGCGCATCAAACGCGACCACCGGTTCATTAAAGAATGGGATCGTCGTGCAGCAGAACTGAACATCAACCCGGAACGGGTTCAGAGCGTAATCGACGCGCTCTGGCAGAGGGCTTCCGATGGCGATGTGAAGGCTGCGTCTTTGTATCTTCAGTACATTGAGAAGTTTACTCCGCGTAGGAAGATCGTTGTGGATGATGAACGGGACGTTGCGGGCTTTTCAGATGAGCAGTTGGCTTCCGCTCTGGAGGCTGAGGTCAAACATTTAAGGATGGTGGCAAGTGCCTAAGGTCGGTAATAAGCATTATTCGTATTCTGCGAAGGGTAAGGCGGCTGCTAAGTCGGCTGCTAAGCGGGCTGGTAAGAAGGTTACTCACGCTAAGAAGCGTAAGTGACGGTGGGCGCTATGCCGGGTTTGGTGTTGCGTGATGGATTGTGGGTTCCTGATGTCGTGGTTGATCCGTTTGCCGATGATGAGCCGCTTGTATGCGGCATTGAAGACCCTGAGGTGTGCGAGTCGTGCCAGTGAAGTGGACGGTTTCGGCGTTTGTGACGATCGTATTTTTGTCTATAGCCTTTGTGGTTTGGGGTTTGGGTCGGATGTTACAATCGTTGTTCAGTTAGATGGGTCGTGTCAATGAATTACGGCAGGAGGCCGAGTGGCGTCACTGTGTTGCGGATGAGTCGTATTTCTTACGGATGTATTGGAATATTGCCCATCCTGCTCATGGTCGAATACTGTTTAATCTTCGGGGTGCCCAGTCTGAGGCTTTGAAGCGGTGGGATAATAACCGTTATTCGTTGACGTTGAAGGCCCGTCAGATTGGGTGGACGACTTTGGTTGCTGCCCACCAGTTTTGGTTGGCGTTTTTTAGGGAAGATCAGAACATTATTGATTTGTCGCGTACAGAGCGGGAAGCGGTGCTGCTTTTGCGTAAGACGAAGTACGGGTTTAAGCATTTGCCGTTGTGGATGGTTGAGCGTGGCCCTGAATCAATGGTGGATCATCAGCAGAGGATGGTTTTTAGCAATGGTAGTCAGATTACTTCGATGCCTTCGGCGTCGGACCCTGCTCGTGGCGAGTCCGCGAGTCTGGTCGTAGTTGATGAGTGGGCATTCTTACCCAATCCTGAAGAGGCATGGGCATCTATCGAACCAGTGGCCGATGTCGGAGGCCGAATCATTGGTCTTAGTACGGCGAATGGAAGCGGAAACTTCTTTCACCACCTTTGGACGGGGGCCACGACGGGGAACAACAAGTTTGATGCCATGTTTTTTCCGTGGTCTGCGTCTGAGGATCGGGATGAATCGTGGTATGAGGGCAAATGCAAGTCAATGTTGCCGTGGCAGTTGGCTCAGGAGTATCCGACGAGTCCTGAAGAGGCGTTTGTGAGGTCTGGTAACCCTGTGTTTGATCTTGATATTCTTGATCGCATGTCTGTGCATTTCCGTGCGGGTGAGCAGGGTTATCTTCACGAACTTCAAAAGAATGTGTTGGAGTTTCGGTGCTGACTGTTTGGGAGCGCCCTAAGAGGTGGAGTGGTTACGTCCTTGGGGTTGATACTGCTGAGGGTTTGGGGCATGGCGACTATTCGTGTGTTCAAGTTATTGATGTGAAGGAGGGGGAACAGGTCGCTATCTGGCATGGCCGTATTCCTCCTGACGAGTTGGCTTACGAGGTTTACAATCTTGGGATCTGGTACGGGAATGCTTTGTGTTGCGTGGAGTCGAACAACCACGGGTTGACGACGATTGTGCAGTTGCGGCAGTTGGGGTACCCGAACTTGTTCCGTAAGCGCTCGTTGAATAGTGACACCAACAAGATGAGTCAAGAGTACGGGTGGAAGACGACGCGTACATCCAAGCCGTTGATGATTGACGATTTGGGTATGGCGTTGAAGAACGAAGAGTTGGTGTTGCATTGCAAGGACACGGTGGCTGAGTTGCGGACGTTTGTCCGCAATGAGCGTGGCTCCATGTCGGGGTCACCTTACGATGATCGGGTCATGTCGTTGGCTCTCGCTAACCAAATGCGAAAGTACGCTTTTGTGCCGGAGTACGTGCAGAAGGTCGATGACACTTGGACGTTCAATTGGTGGCGTAGACAAATCCGCGATCCAACCCCGGATGTTGATACTATTGGTTTAAACACGGCTCGTGGGACACCTTGAGCCTTTATTTAGGACATAGCCGACCGAATGGAGCGTCCTATAATGAGTAACCGAAAGTTTAATGCTTCTGGGATGGGTGCGAACCCTGTACTGAATAGTGCCCAGTTGTACAATGGCCCTGCCCGTCCGGGCGGTTCTCAGAAGGCGACACTTCGTGCAGACGAGGGTGGTGTCCGTCAGAGCAGCAACGAGCAGGCACCGCGTTCGACACCTTCTAACCAGCATGGTACTTCTGGTTCAGTTGAGCCTTCGGCAGCACAGCCGAAGAGCGCCGTCCACCCAAGTTGATTCTGCCATCTGACGCTACCTACGAAGAGTTTGAAACGTATGTCACGGACCTGAAGGGTCCGAAGAGTCGTTTGGAACTAGCAGAGTTGTGGGAGTACCGTCAGAAACTGTCGGGTATCAGGATTGTTACCGGGCGCGGTTACCGTGAACGGGAATGTCCCCCTGATGAACACCATCTGACCCTGCGTGAGCGGGAGAAGAAAGTGATCGCTGATGCCCGTGCGGCAGGAATAGAACCTGAGAGGGCATCCGTGTAATGGCACGAGAAACCAAAGCGGAACAGTTCGCTACAGTTAAAGAACGCATAGACAAGACTCATCGTTGGCGCGTTGACGAGGGTTACGACGCTATGTGGCGGCGCATGATTGACATGTACCGTGGCAAAACGTATTTCGGTACGAGCGACCCTAAAAGCGACCGGGTTTCGGTCAACCTCGCGTTCAGTACGATCAATGTGATCGCACCGGCTGTTGCCGTGAACCATCCGAAGATCACGGTTACTGCAAACAAGGAAGGCGACGAAGATCGCGCCGTGTTTGTGGAAGCAGTCATCAACTATTTGTGGCGACATCACGACTACCGGAAGCCTTTCCGCCGGGCCGTAAAGGACTTCCTGATCGTTGGGCATGGATGGCTCAAGGTTGGTTGGCGCTTTGTGGAAGAAGAGCGCCCCTTAACTGCCGCTGAGCAGGAAACGCAACTGGTTACCGCCGCAACAGAGGTTCAAGATTTCGCTTACGCAAACCCTGCTATGGCCGGGGATCTCCCCACTGACGAGGATCTTCTCGCTGGGGTACCCGCTACCGCTATGGAGGTGGTGGAAGATCAGGCTTTCGTGGAGCGGATCAGCCCGTTCGACATGCTGGTGGACCCTGAAGCGACATGCTTGGAGGACGCCAAGTGGATTGTTCAACGCATTGTTCGCCCGCTGGCGGACGTTAAGAAAGATAAGCGCTTCAAGGCTGGTGTTCGTAGGGCACTCACCGCTGATTCGGGTGTGCGTTACCGGTGGGATAATGACACGGAACGGGAACAGTACGCTGATCTAGCAGAGCGGGTTAGCCTCTACGAGTACTACGACATTGAGCGAGGCACCCTGTCGGTGTGCGCTAGTTCGGGTGACGACTACCTGCTGGACCCCACACCGATGCCGTATGCGTTCGGGCATCCTTTCGTGATGCTACGAAACTATGACGTTCCTGACGTGTTCTATCCGATAGGCGACTTGTCGCAGATCGAATCGTTGCAGGAAGAATTGAATAAGACACGAACGCAGATGGTGAACCATCGGAAGCGTTACGCCCGCAAGTACCTGTTCCATGAGAGGTCGTTTGGTCCAGAGGGCCGCGAGGCTTTGGAATCCGATGATGACGGTCGATTCGTTCCTGTCATTGACGAAAATCGGGATCTGAGTAGTGTCGTGGCACCCCTGCCGCAGACCCCGTTGTCTCCAGAAATCTATCAGCAGTCTCAAATCATTGAGGGTGACATCAACACGGTGTCGGGTATCTCCGAGTATTCGCGTGGTCAGATGCCAGAGATTCGTCGTACAGCGACGGAAGCAAGCATTATTGCTGATGCTGGCAACGCCCGTTCTGCCGACAAACTAGCCACAGTGGAACTTGTTGTATCCACGGTGGCTCGCATGGTCATGCAACTAATGCAGCAGTACATGACTGAAGCGCAGATGGTTCGTGTAACCGGCAAGGATGATGAACAGTACTTCGTCGCTTACAGCCGTGACGACATTATTGGCGAATACGATTACAACATTCAGGGCGGTTCAATGCAGCCGCTTAACGAAACGGCCCGCCGTCAGGAAGCCATCTCTTTGATGAACGCCTTGGGGCCACTTGTAGGCGTCGTCGTTGATCCCGGTGAACTGGTCAAACACGTTCTCCAATTCGGTTTCGGTGTCGCTGATCCTGAAAAGTTTTTGATTAAGCAGCAGACTCCGCAAGACATGGAGGCTGCGCAGGCTGAGGCCGGAGCGGCCCCAGACCCATTCGGTGGTCAACCCGGTATGCCCCCACCCCCTATGGGTGGCGGGGCGGGTCCAATGCCGAATCAGGCTTTTGAGGCAACCGGAGGGGTGCCTCCTGAACTGTTAGCACAACTTCAAAACCAGATGGGTGTGGAGTTGCCTAACTTGTAATGGGACACCATGTCCCTTTGAGTAGGAATACCCGAAAGGATTCCGATGGCTATGGAAGCAGATTCAACAAGTGACAGGTACAGCGTCAAGATCGACGGCGAGGTGCTTGAAGTCACATTGGATGAACTTCAAAATGGATATCAGCGACAGGCGGATTACACCCGTAAGACGCAGGAGTTGGCATCCGAACGCGAGAGATTGGCTCAAGGAGAGGCAATCGTCCAAGCATTAGAGGCAAACCCACAGGAAGCGGTTTCGGCTTTGGCTGATGCTTTCGGGGTTGCTGGAGGCAACCAAATCAACAACCAGACTGAACCGGAAGAAGATTTGGACCCAGAAGAAGTTCGCTTGCGACGAATGGAATCTTCCATTGAAGAACATAATCGAGCGGCAAGACAGCACAACATGCACGGCGAAGTTGAGGGACTTCGGGAGAAATTCAAGGCTGACATAGATGAGCGGGCACTTTATAGCCACGCTTTAAAGCACAACATCGGCAATCTTGAGGCCGCCTACGCTCACATGACTTACGGTGATATGAGTGATAAGGCCGCAAACGCTGACATTGTGCATGAGAAGCGGGCTGCGAACGTGGTTGAATCCACGGTCGGGAGTACCGAATCAACAGTGTCTAGCAATGTTTCTACCGCTGTGAACTCTTTACGCGATGCTTTTGTGCTGGCGCAGGAAGAACTATCCAACGTCTAACACATAGGAGATAATCATGGCTGCTGGAAACGCAGACTTTGATCAGATTCTCAGCACCACGCTGAAGAATTACATCCCCAAGTTGGCGGATAACGTCTTTACTGCCCGACCGCTGTTTTATGCGCTAACCAATGGACAGACCATTCGGCGCATCAGTGGGGGCGCAAAGATTGTTGTTCCGATCATCTACGGGACAAACTCAACCGCTGGTTCTTACGCGGGTGACGACACTATTGCCATCACGGCTCAGACAGGCATTTCCGCTGCTGAGTATTCGTGGAAGCAGTACGCCGCCAGCGTAACGATTAACGGTATTGAGGAAGCCAAGAATAACGGCGAAGCCGAGATCATCGACCTGCTGGAAGGCAAGGTCATGCAGGCTGAGGAAACCATTATTCAGAACATGAACACAATGTTCTGGGGTGATGGTACTGGCAACGCTTCCAAGGACATGAACGGCCTCAACAAGTTGGTTGGGACCGGGCTGACCGTTGGCGGCATTGATGCCACCGATGTAGCCAATGACTGGTGGAGGTCAGACCTGACTAATCAGGCTGGCGTTCTCACGATTGCCGCTATGGCGAAGACTTACAACAACGTGTCTGTTGGTAACGACCAGCCGACCATAATCATCAGCGATCAGGACGAGTACGAGGCTTACGAGGCTCTACTCCAGCCGCAGTTGCGGTACACAGACGCCCGTGTGGCAGATGCTGGCTTCCAGAATCTGCTCTTCAAGGGCGCCCCTGTTACCTTTGACAGCGACACCAATCTGGATACTAAGATGTTCTTCCTGAACACTAAGTACATCAGACTGGTTGCTCATACTGAAACATGGTTCCAGACGACTCCGTTCGTTCGGCCCACGAATCAGGATGCACGCTACGCACAGATCCTGTGCTACGGCGAGTTGACCACAAGTAACCGTGCTCGTCAGGGCATGATTTACGGACTTACCGACTAACTAGGGGCATAACTTGTCACGAGAAATCGCTCTTGTTTACAGCAGAAATGCTGAACCAGCAGGCGCACGCGGCTCCGCACCATCCCATTACGCGCCCGGCTCACGCTCTGGCGCGAGGATGGTGCCCGGTGTGACCGGCGACTTGAGTGAACCTCCCATTTCTAGCGACAAGTTCTGTTCCGAGATGACCCGCCACGGGGCGCCCTGCAAAGCGCGTCCCGTGGCTGGGTCTATCCTCTGCATCGGCCATACCCGGCAGAAGGCAGCCAATCAATGACGGCAATGACCATTGCCCAAATGCGCACACAAGTACGCTCCATCGTGGATATCGACGCTACCGATATTTCTGACACGGTGATGGACAACATCCTTGGTCAAGGATACGACCTGATTGTCTACAGTGAGAAGCGGTGGCCGTTCTTTGAAGCAACCACCACGTTCTCCACTGTCGCTGGTCAGAAGGACTACACGCTCGCCACTGTAGGCGCCTCTGTTACACAGGGTTTACGTGAAGTCGCTGCATTGCGTAACGACGATCACATCATTGGGTTCATTGGTTCAGACAATGCTGATTCCAATTACCCGTTGAATGTTGCCTCGTCTGGTTCACCGTGGAATTGGAGTTACTGGAACGACACCGTGCGCCTGTATCCCACACCTGACGGGGTACAAACCATTCATGTTCGTGGTTTGCGGGATGCTTCAGCGTTCGGTACCGGTGTATCCGATAGTACGGAACCTGATCTTCCAGATCCTTTCCATGCGATACTTGTTACTTACGCTATTGGAAAAGCGTATTTGCAGCAGGAAGATCCGGTGATGGCAAATCAGTATCAGTCCCAGTTCATAGCGGATTTGGACAATGTGGCCCGACGATACGCTGACGTTCCGGCACCTCAGCCGATGATTGCCAATAGCCGCTCATCGTCACGGTATTTGGCGGGATATGGCGCATTGCGCTACGCCAATACTGGTGGCGTCATCTGGTAGCGGACGATGGCCCGCCAATTCAAACTAGAGGTATTAGAA